CATTAATCTCAATGCGGCGGCGGCGGGGCAGTTCCGGGTTGTGAGTAGCTACACGGCAGGGGTGCAGCGATGGGCACTGGCTCTCGGAGACAATGCTTCGGAGAGCGGGTCGAATGCCGGGTCGGATTTTCAACTCCTTCGCTATAGTGATGCAGGCGCCTATCTAGGCACCCCGATTAGTATTAGGCGCTCGGATGGTTTGTTTAATATAGTAGGAGGGCTTTCTTTCAACGGGTCTGCAACGGCATATGGCACCGGGGATGCCATTGCTTTGTTTAATAAAACCGCCAGCGGCAAATATAATATTAGCTACGGATTTACGAACGGGACCATACGGTGGGGTATGGCTTTCGGGGACAGTGCTTCTGAAAGCGGATCAAATGCTGGCAGCGATTTTGCCATATATAGATATTCGGATGCCGGTAGTTATCTCGGGACGTCTATCGGCATTGCGCGGGCCACGGGCATCGTCAATTTCGAAACCTTTCCATACGTAAGCGGCGCCTCTTATAACTGCCGGGCATGGGTCAACTTCAATGGGTCAGGAACTGTAGCTATCAATGCTTCCGCTAATGTTACGTCAATTACGGATAATGGGGTAGGAGACTACACGATTAACTTTACGACGGCAATGTCAGACGCAAATTTCAGCGCGGTCGCAACTTCTGGTAATGGCGTATCAGGAGGCGCCACCCGCTTTCCAGATTCGGGAACGGTCATGACAACTTCTAGCGTCAGGATTCAGACAGTGAATTTTAACGGGTCTGGTCTAGTTGATCCGACTTATGTGACAGCGGCGGTATTCCGATGACTCAACGCATCATCTATCCGGCAGATGGCGGGGGCATTGCCGTCATCATTCCATCACCAGACGCTACTATTTCAATAGAGCAGATTGCGCTCAAGGATGTTCCAGAGGGACTTCCCTACCTAATTGTAAACGTGGAAGATGTGCCGACAGACCGCACTTTCCGCGCCGCATGGGAAGCCGACTTCACAAATCCAGACGGCTATGGCATAGGGCACGACGCTTGGTTTGCGGAACAGCCAGCTAATCCGCCGCCGCCCGCCATCCCGTATCCTCCAATTGAATGGACTCCTCTATGATTAGCATTAACATGCAGAAGGCTCGCGACATTGGGCATGTGTTGCGGCGCGCGGCCCGTGAGGCTGAGTTTGCTCCGCACGACAAAGTCATCGCGCTGCAAATCCCAGGTGACAGCGCTGCCGCCGCCGAAGCTGCGCGTGCGGAAATCCGCCAACGTTACGAAATCATTCAAGCTGCTATTAGTGCGGCGACCTCTCCGGAGGAAATTAAAGCGGCTTTAGAAAACTGCCAAGCATAAGGAATTTCTTAAATGCTGACACTTCTGGGAACTATTGTGGGGGCCTTGGGCTTTCGAATGCGAGGCTCCGCAGTCTTTGGAGAACTGACGGGGCGGGGCATCGGCACGGCGCGCCTCGTATGCTGGGCGCTCCCTATGGCACTCCTCAGTCTCTTCGTGATTGAGTGGTATTGGGCGCTGCTGTTTTGCGCGGCCATGTATGTGGGGTCGCTGCCCGGCTGGTATGGGGCGTTTTGCATGATCGACGCCCGCGATTGGCTGGTCATGCTTGCGCGCGGCATCGGATGGACACTACTTGGAGCCATCGTCTTCTTTATTGCGGGGGCGCCCGCGTGGCCGCTTCTGTTCGCTGGCATGCTGTGCCCGGTCGCATATGCTATCGGGTGGGCGATTCCTTCGCGTGTGCCGTGGCTGCTGCGGGGCACCGAGATTGGTGAGTTCCTGTTCGGGGCGTTCATCGGCACGGCTATCATGTTGTGCCGGTGAGAATGGTGAGAATCCCCTTGCCTTCCTCACCAAGGCCATGTAGGATGCCGGTCTAGCAAAGGAGCATTCCATGGCCGAAAAGTTTGAACGCATCACCCTGCTCAACGATGCGAAGGAGCAACTGTCCCCGTGGACGACCGAAGATGGCCGGTTGTTTCTCGATTACATGGAGAAGGGTATCCGGCGGACGATGACGATTGTGCCGGCTGGCGGTTGCGATTTCCGGGGCTGGTTCACCTCTTACTGCGTGGACGTCCAGAACATTGTGCCGAACGGCGACCTTATCAATTCCGCCCAAGCCTACTTCGCCCACTGGGTGCGTTCGCAGGGCAAGAAGGTGAAGGATGCTATCCGCATTGGGGGCAAGGTCGGCGAACTCTACATTGACGTTGCCAACGACGCCAACGATGCGTGGAAGATTTCCGCCGCCGGCATCGAAAAGGTGTCGGGCGGGCCGTCCTCCATCCGCTTCATTCGGGGCGCCGGCATGCTGCCGCTCGTCGAACCGGACCTGAGCGTTCCCGCGTCCGAGTTCGTTCCGCTGCTCAAGCAGTTCGTGGCTGCCGACGACGACACCACGATGCTGCTGGTGGCGTGGCTGCTGGGCTGCCTGCGCCCCGAAGGTCCCTACCCAGTCCTCACCATCAGTGGAGAACAAGGCAGTGGAAAGTCAACCATTCTGCGACTGCTCCGGCGAATCGTCGACCCACACGCCCTTGACATGCGGACGCCTCCTGAAGATCAGCGAGATTTGCAGGCAATGGTCCGCAACTCATTCATACTCGCCTACGATAACGTCAGCTTCATCTCGAACAAGATGTCGGATGCTCTATGCGTCATATCAACCGGAACCGGCGCTCAAGGCGGACGCGCTCTCTACACCAACGCAGAGGAGTCTGCCGTTCGAGTTTGTCGTCCTGTCGCGATGAACGGTATTCCGGACGTCGTCGAACGGGGTGACCTCGTCGACCGTTCGATCCACGTCCACTTGCCGCGCATCGACCCGACCCTTCGGCGGGATGACCACGAGTTTTGGGAGAAGTTCAACGCCGATCATGGCAAGTTGCTGGGCGCCCTCATGAACGCCGCATTGATTGCGACCCGCAATTATGGTAATGTTGTTTTGGCTGAAAAGCCGCGCATGTCCGCGTTCGCGGTGTGGGCGGTCGCAGCCGAGGAAGCTTTCGGGTGGGAACCCGGCAAACTGATGGAGGTTTACAAGAACAACCGGGCTGCCGCCGAGTCGCAAATGCTTGAGTTCAATGGCATGGCGTCGGCGCTGCTGCGGATGATGGACAAGCAGAAGGAGTTCTCTGGCACCTACCCGGAACTCATTGGTGAATTGGAGTTGAACATCGGGCCGCGCGAAAAGCTGCCGCAGACGTCGCACAGTTTCGCCGCCGAACTGAAGCGCATCAAGCCGGCGCTCGAACGGTTGGGCCTCCGCTTCGATAATGCGGGGCGCTCCGGTCTGGCAGGCCAGAAGGGTCGTTCACGCATCTCCATTGTGCGTCAAGATGAGGAAGAGGCAGAGGGTTGAGTGACGAAGTAGCAAAGCCGAAAGTGCATCCGCGTGTAGCCCGTAAGGAGGCTAGGCGCGGAGCTATGCGGGGCGGGAAGCCTAAGCCTAGCGGCGATACTTTCCGCATGCTCACCAGTCGGAAACTGAAAGAGGACCTCAACATTCAGTTTCCGAAGGCGAAATGCACTGCGCGTGAGGCCAACAAGATGCGGGCGATGGCGCAGAAGCTTGAGCAGACGTGGCAAACTGTCAAAGCTAATGCCCTCAACTTCCAGCGTTTCTCGCCGAAACAGATTGAGTTTGCCCGCCAGTATGCTAAGAACGGGCGGTCCAGTAAGCCCGCAGCAATGCGGGCAGCCGGCTACGACTACGGCCACCCCGAAGACGCACGCAAGGCAGCCGTCAAATTTCTGCGGTTACCTTACATGGACGACCTTATTGCAGCATTTGAAATGGAGGAGAAAGCTCGTATGAAGATCAACGTAGAAGACGTCGTCGCATGGTTCAATCGGATTGCGACGGCGGCTATGGACACGGGCGACTTCACCAACGCCAACCGTGCCATGGAAAACCTTGCCAAGTATCTCGGCATGTTCGTGGAGAAGAAGGAAATCACGCACAAGACCATCTACTCGCGTGAAGACCTCGACACCCGCATTGCCGAACTGACAGCTATCCTTAAGGAAGCGGAGCCGGAAATTGAGCGAAAGCTCCGAATCAACTGATCTAGAGGACAAGCTCCTCGACGTCAAGGCCGCTCTAGCAGACGCCCTCCACCAGAAGGCGCTGCTAGAAGCAGCCGACCAGTTCTACGTCTTCGTCAAGATGCTGGCGCCGCTCATGCTCGACGGCAACGACTACCGCGACGGGCGCCACATCGAAGCCATCGCGGCTACTCTCGAAGACATTGAAGCCGGCGACCTCGACCGGCTCATGCTCATGCTGCCGCCCGGCTCCATGAAGTCCGTCCTTCTCATGATGTTTGTGGCGTGGTGCTTTGGGCGGCGCCCTACTTGGCGGGTCATCTGGATTTCTCACACCGCCGACAAGGCGCAGGACTGCTCCTCCCGCATCCGCGACCTCATCCTCTCCTCCGAATACCAAGAAATCTTTCCGACGATCCGGCTGCGCGAGGACAAGTCGGGCGTCACCGCTTGGCAGCTTGTGACGGGCGGCAGCTTTCTTCC